TTACCATTGAATCTGTAGAGGCTGTGGAAGATTCTGTTAAAGCAGCATTTGACCGAATCAATAAGATTCGTTCAGCAGAACTGAAAGCTGAAATCATCAAAGATACTGACGAGAAGGGCAACATCATCAATCCAGAAGGTGGAAGCGAAGCCGAGCAGAAAGCGAAGCTCACAACTTTTTATCAAGAAGCTGTTAAAGCTGGTGAGCGTGGTACATTCGATGAGTGGAAAGAAAAATTTCCACAAATCGTAGAGTCTGTAAGTAAGAGAGACTAAAATGAGACCAGGATTTGAAAATATCGTAAAGTTTTTGGATAGACAGAAAAAGCGCATGCTTACTCTGGATGGTGCTAGTGAAGAATCTGGATGGCGTACTCCTGAAGAGCAAAGAGGAGAGCAATTCGTAGCTGAAGTAGGAGAAAATCATCCTGAAACTGAAAGACGTGGCAGACCAATAGGAATGCACGAGATGCTGTATGACAATGCTATTTCATGGTTGCTATCATCATCGAGGCAGAATGCTTTGATTCGTCAAGAGTTCATAGAACTTGTGCAGAATGAGAGACTGATTCAAGAAGATACTACATCAGCCGATGATATAGCTACCTTCACTACAGCTCTCTTGCCTGCAATCAGACGAATCTATGCTAATCTAATCGCAATGGATCTGGTTAGTGTCCAACCCCTTCCTGGGCCAACTGGGCTGTTGTATTGGATTGACCACATGTACACTGAAGAACACGCTGGTGAAGGGATTTCTGCTGGGGATAGATTAGACCAACATCAAGGAGCAAAAACTGCTTTTGATAGTTCTGAAAAAGGAACTATCTATCAGATTGATGCTCAGTTGAAGTCTAAAGTTATCAACACAGAGATCAAGAAAGTAGCAACTCGCTGGACATTGGAAGCAGAGCAAGATTTTAATTCCCAATGGAAGTTGAATCTTGAAGCAGAATTGATGCCTGAGTTAGGAAATAGTATTGTTCGTGAAATCAATCGTAAGTTGCTTGCTGCACTGTTGGCTGGTGCTAAGAACGACGTGAGCTGGAGCAAAACTGTCCCTGCGGACGATAAAACTTCAGCTGATAAGTTGGCTTATTATCAGACTCTGTGGCATGCTATTCAGTTGGCTAACACCAAGATTATTGGTGAGAAATATCAGCCAGCTACTTATTTGGTGTGTAACCACAATACTTATTTCTACTTGGAACGTCTAAACAACTTCAAAGCTGATCCTAATCTAGGGCAAGCTGCAATAACTCATACTCGTTTCGTTGGCACATTGAGCGGTCTATATAAAGTTTATGTGGATCCTCATTTCACTGACAACAAAATTCTGTTGGGTTATCGTGGTGCTAGCTGGAAAGATGCTGTTGCGTACTATTGTCCATATGTTCCTCTGTTCTTGAGCGATAGATATATCTACAACAATGACTTCACTCAGATAATGAGAGGAGCCATGACTAGATATGCTTATGGTGTCATTCCTGAGAGTGAAACCCAATCGCCAGTTAAGAATGGTGGAATTGCTACCGTCAGTTTGACTCCTGTTAGTTAAGTAGCTGATAAGTAGAGCTAGAGAGAATAAGAACCTCCCCTCTAGACTAGAGGTACTTGAGGCCAACCGTGGCCAAAAAGTCTATGGGAGAGAAAGAGAGTTGGTCTATGCAGTTAGCTGGGAGTAATCCCAGAATGTAGATTAACTCTAATAGGTAGGAAGCAGGGGGGAGATAGCACCCATTTCGTGCTATCTCCCCTCATGGGCATGGAATATTGCCTGAGGATATCTTAAAAGTGATTTTCAAGTTTGCTCTAAATGAATCGTCAACCATCCGATCCTTCTTTACCCATTCGGGAGAACCTATCACTGTATATCCACATCAAGCATTAGAGACTCTCCAAATTCATGGAGATCTCTCTGGTGTACTCACTCCCATTGATTCATTTTTGAAAGTTCTAGATAAAAAGAAAATAAAAAGATTCTATATTGCAAGAACCTATGCTATGGGGGACATGCTGATGCTCGTCCCAGTAATTCGAGCATTGAGGAAGCGAGGCTACGACCCATATTTGAGAACTTTCAAGAGATGGAGACCAGTTTTGAGTTTGTTAGATATAGAGGTGGAAGCGATAGAACAGACTTTTCGTTCTGCGGATTGGGGCATAAATTTAGATGGTACTTTAGAGCAAGACCATTTCAGGCCGATACTTTCAAAAATTCATAGGGTTGAAATTTACTTTATGGCTTTGGGCACGAGAAAGATGCCAAAGAAGTTGGATTGGGGATTGAATTTAGAGAAATTGCCAAAGGTGGACATCGAAGGTGACTATATTTGCTTTCAAGGAACAGGCTCTACAAAAATGAAACGATTGCCTCCGAATTCTATTAGTTATATAAGAAAAAGATTTAAGGAGAAAGAAATTAGAGTGGTTGCGGTGGGTGAGGAAAATAGAAAACCGATAAGAGAGCTGTTTGCTTTGATTGCTGGTGCTAAAGCATTAATAACAATGGATAGCTCTCCTCTTTGGATCTCGCATTTTACAAAGACTCCAACTATTGCACTTTTGGGGCCGACTAGAACCTTGGAAAGATTATCGAAGCACCCACTATATCCAGAGAGAGCTGTAGGTGTTGCATTAAATGAGGAAATAAATTGTGAAAGTTGTTTTGAGAACATAAGGAAATGTAAGGGCAGAATGGATTGTTTGAAGGTGAGGCCTGAAAGGATTTTTGAAAGACTTTATTCGGAGGTTGAAAAATGGCTTTGAAGGAATACAAACTTCCGAATGGAATTCTTTATGTTAACACAGGTGATACAATTCAGCATTTTATTGACAATGGGACTCCTGTAGAGATTCAGCCAAAGAAAGCGTATCTGTCAGGCAATCTGAGAGGAATACCTCTTGAAGAATATTTCGCTTCACCAGAGATTTGGGATGCGAAGTGGGAGATTTATCAAGCTATAAGGAAGAAAGGTAGAACTGTTGTGGCTCTAGATGCTCAGAAGATGGATAAATGGGGCGATCAGATTATGCTTACAGTTTTGCCAAAAGCTTATCATGAAAGCTGGGGCAAAAAAGCTACTATTGATATCATAGTGCCAAAAGGCTATGAATTGGCATGGGAGAATAATCCGCACATACGCACAGTTATTAATAAATTAGATAAAACTATAAAATATGACAAAGTGATTGATGTTTCGGCTTTTGGATTAAAATTCAGACGCAGAACCGAAGATGTTAGATGTATTGATGTTATCATAAATGGTATGGGGTTGACTTTGGTGAATAAGACACCAGTGCTGATGCTTAATAGAGAAGAGAGAAGATGGGCAGAGAAAAAATATGGAAAACAGGAGAGGCCATTGATAGGAGTGTCTTTATTTTCAGCAATGAGGTCTAGAACTTATCCTCATATGAGAGAGATAGTCAAGAGGCTGGAAGAGCTTGATTATAATATAATTCTTCTGGATGCTAAAATTGATGATGGATATGCTTTTACTTTCAGAGAATTAATTGCTACAGTTAGCGAATGTGATTTAATCTTAACAGCTGATTCAGCTATCTTACACATAGCAGGTGCGCTGAAGAAGAAAGTGGTTGGATTATTTGCTTATACAGAGGGTGAAGTCTTTACAGAATGCTATGAAAAGGCAGATTATATTCAAGCGAGATGTCCTTATGAAAAAGATCCTTGTTGGTGGAATATTGATTGCATTCCTGGAAATGATTATCGTGCTAAGGCTGATAAAGATTATGCTCATTGTTTAAAAGAACTGAAGCCAGAAGAAATTGTGAAAAGAGTTGAGGAACAATTTACAAAACCAAAAAATCTTCTTTTGGTAATGCTGACTTATAATGCTCTAGATATGACTAAAAGAGCTGTGGAGAGCATAAGGAGCTATCATAATTATAATCTTTTTGTGGTGGATAATGAGAGCACAGACGGTACTCAAAAATGGTTGAAGGAGCAGAAGATAGAGTTTGTATCCAAAAAAACTTCTGTTGCTGCTGCCCAGAATATAGGAATTGGAAAATTTGGAGAAGACAATTATGATTATCTCATTTTTCTCAATAATGATATAGCTTTGAGATATGATATGCTGGACAAATTGGTGGAGTGTGCTGAATGTAGTGGAGCACATGGAGTTATGGGTACGCAGCGACCACATTCTTGGAATATAGATTCAACAAAGCCTGAAGACAATGAATGGACAGAGATTGTAGATATTCCAGCAGGTTCTTATTCGGCCACTTTGTTCACGAGAGAATGTATTGAAAAAGTAGGAACTTTTGATGAACGATTCAAACCTCGTTACATAGAGGATAATGATTAT